ATGGCAGAAAAAACAGCGGTATTCTCACTCAAGGTTGATACTGGTAAATCTGTTCAAGATATTCAAGCCTTTGATAAGGCTGTTGAGGATTTGAACAAAGATTTAAAAGATACATCCAAGACAGCAACAGATGCCTCCACAAAAGGAATGGAGACATTTGATCAGAAGCTTTCTGAGTTGAATCAGAGACTTGATGATGGTGGACTCTCAATGCGAGAGATGACTAAGCTCATGAAAGAATATCAAAACTTGGCAGCCAGAGCTGGAGCTGAGAGTCCAATTGGAAAGCAAGCCATTTCAAATGCCGCTGGATTAAAAGATGAGATTGGTGATCTCAAGGCTCAGACAATGGCATTATCATCTGATTTTGTTGGATTAGATACCACATTGCAAGGAGTTGAGACTGGAGCCGCTGCATTCCAGGGTATTCAATCAGCTGCTGCATTGGCTGGTGTTGAGAATGAGGCTCTTGTTCAAACAATGGTTAAATTGCAAGCTGTCCAGGGACTTGTTAACTCAGTTTCAATCATAGCAAATAATCTTAACAAGGAGTCAATCCTTGGATTGCAATTAAGAAATGGACTTGAGAAAGCTAAGAATTTTATAATGACTGGCAGTATTGCTCCAGCATTGGCTGGAGTTGCGGCTACACAAGCTCAGACTGGTGCAAATGTTGGACTTGCCACAGCAACTGGAGGAGCAACAACAGCAATGAAGTTATTTAGATTAGCATTGATTGGCACTGGTATTGGTGCTATTGTGGTTGCTGTTGGTTTATTGATTGCAAATTTTGATAAGGTATCTGCAGCTGTTATCAAAGCTTATAATTGGTTTGATAAACTTGGACCAAAAATAAAAATTCTTTCTGCAGTTATTTTAGGATTGGTAAGTGGTCCTTTGTTAATATTTGTCGGAGCTATTTATGGTGCAGTTAAAGCTCTTGAATATTTTGGAATCATTGATGATGCTCAGACAGCCAAGATGAAAGCTAATGCCAAGGCCAAGACAGATTCCACAGAAAAAGAGATGAACAAAAAGATTGCAGCTGAGAAAAAGAAAGCTCAAGCTGTGGATGACAATCTATCCTTTGAAATCAGAAAAGCTCAAGCAGCTGGAAAGAATACAGAGGAGATGGAGGAAAAGAAACTCAAAGCAGCATTAAAATCTGGTAGATCAATTCTTGAAATGCAGAAACAAAAGATCAGAGCTTATGAGGAAGAGATTGCATTGCTTAAAAGAACTGGAGATGCAGATAGTGATCGAGCTAAGAAACTTGAGAAGTCACTCAAAGAAACAAAGAAGGCATCTTATGAACAATACAAAGAAAACAAAAAGAATGCTCAAGATTTAACCATTGCTCAGATTGAGGAAGATAAAAAAAGAGATGATGCAAATAAGGCAGCTTATGAGAAACGCAAAGAAAGAATCAAAAAACAAAAAGAGGATGAACTCAAGAGATTAAAAGAAATTGCAGAAGCTGAGAAGGCAGCCAATGACAAAAGAATAAAAGAGGAAGATGATCGCTTTGCTCTTTCAATGGAATTGATGCAAGCAGGTTTTGAGAAAGAATTACAAGAGCTTGTCATCCAATCAGACAAAAGACTTGAACAAGCTCATGGAGATAAAGCTCTTGAGGCTCAAGTTGAGATGCAATTCCAAATTGACAAAGCTGATTTGATAAAAAAATATTCTGATATTGAGCTTGCAAAATTGGCTGAGACAGAAGCTAAAAAGAGAGAGATCAGAGAAAAATATACAAGGCTTTTCAATTCAGATAAGGACAATGAATTAATGGATCTGAGAGCTACTTATGAAAGTGAGAAAGATATTGCATTGAATGCTTTGAAAGCTGGTCTGATTGATGAGGAAACTTATCTTGATAGAGAGAATCAACTGACTGAAAAATATAAAAAGAAAAAAGCTGAGATTGATAAGAGGTATTCTGATATTGAGAAAGAGAATGCAATCAAATCAAGAGAGGAGCAACTTAAGGGAGTGACTCAAGCAATTGAGGGAGCTCAAGAGGCATTGAATCAATTGAAGGATTTGAATGCTTTGATGAATGAAATTGATCAAGCCAGGTTGAATAAGATTGCAGAGAATCGAGATGCTGATCTTGCAAACTTGGATGCTAAGTTACAAGCTGAATTGAATCAAGAAGGATTAACGGCTGATCAGAAAAAACAGATTGAGGAAAAATTTGCTAAGCAAAAATATGATGTCCAACTCAAAGCCTATGAGGAGGAAGAGAAAATCAAGAAAGCTCAATTCAACAGAGATAAAGCATTGAAGCTTGCACAGATTGCTATCGACACAGCCAGTGCAATTGTTAAGGGGATTGCTCAGTTTGGGCCACCACCATCTCCAGCTGGTATTGCTGCCATTGCAAGTGCTGGTCTTATTGGATTGACTCAAGCCTTGGCTGTTATGAATCAAAAATATCAGTCAGGAACTGCACCAACTCCACCACAATTATCAACTGGAGGAGGAGGAGGTCAAGCTGGTGCCGGTGCAAGTTCATTCACAGCCAATACCAATACTCAGACAACTGACTTGACACAACTTGGGCAAGGTCAACAAGGTCAAACAACCACAACACAAGTTGTTGTCTTGGAATCTGACATCACAAATACACAAAACAAAGTTCAATTACAAGAAGCTAAAACTACATTTTAATTTTAATCCAATTGGAATTATTTTGTGTCCAGAAATTATCACCAGTTGAGAAACATCCTTGTAAGGCTATCAATTCTTTTGCTTTGTCAATGGATGGCACAGATACCTTGCAATTAAATCCTTCCTTTGATGGAACTTTGTACACATTACAATAGATTGATTTTATGAAATGGTTGTCATTCTGCCAGTTGATATTGTCAAATAGATCAATCAGCTTTTTGCTGTTCATCATAACTGGAGTATGTGTCTCATAGTTGTACGCAGTAAAGCTGTTATGTTTCAAGAATTCCAAAGTATTCTGTTGAGCAATCTGTGTATGTGGAGGATGTTCTGGATTGACAACTATTGATCCCATGTTAATGGCCACATGAGGTTGCCATATCTTTGTAATGAAAAAATCTTTGTTCATATAGATGAAATCACCTCCAATATTCCTTGCAAAAGTCAGAATCCTATTTGTCACATCACATCCTCTGATATTATTGTGCTGAGTGCATGGCAGATTATTGGCTCCAGCAACAGATTTACCAACTGTCCATATCTCTGCATCTGGATATATTAATCTCAACCATCTGATTGATTGGTTGATTTCAAAGTCAGATTCAGACTTGCTGTGATATGGATAAACAAAAACCATTTCGAACAAATTTACATAATATTTATGATTAGAGAATTACCTCTTTATGATATTGTGATTGATCTTGATGATCCAGAAACAACAGTATCATTCAATTCATTGGTAGCCAATCCAGCACATGAGAAATCATTTGAGACATTCAGCAAAAAGATTGCTTATCAATTCAATGATGAGGAGCAAGTCATCACTGGAGTCGCTATATCTGCAGATACTCCCATATATCGAAGAGATCCTCAGACTAATGAAGAGTATTATGTGAACTTTTCAAAGCAAGCAATCAAGGATATTGTATTTGACTATGCTCGCAGAGATAATTTCAACAATGTAAATCTTGAGCATGATAGCAAGAGAGTGGTTGATGGAATCTATATGATCATGAGTTATATCATTGATGAGGCAAAAGGATTCACAGCTCCAGAAAGATTCAAGAATGAAAATGATGGATCATGGATTGTGAGTTACAAGGTAACCAATAAAGATGTATATGAGGCAGCCAAGGCTGGAATGTTTACTGGCTTCTCAATTGAGGGAGTATTCCAATTGCTTGAGACTGGCAAAGGATGGGAGCATGAATTCGCTTACATTTATCAAGAGCTTAAATCAGTCCAGGAATACATAAGATTTTACAATGACTATCCAGAAGCTGTGAGCAACAATGCTAAGAAAGGAATTGAGCTCAACCAAAAGTATGGAAATAAATGTGCAACAAGAGTTGGCCGCTTAAGAGCAACGACTTTGGCAAACAAGCAAACTGTCTCAGTGGCCATCATCAAGAGGATGTATTCATATCTGTCAAGAGCAGAGGAGTATTATAATCCAGATGACAATTCAGCATGTGGAACAATCTCATATTTATTATGGGGTGGACTTGCTGGAAAGAGATGGGCAGAGGCAAAGCTTAAAGAGTTAGGTATTTTCGAACAATAAATTATAATAAACATGAACAAAGAATTACAAACTATTAAGGAATTGATTGCTGAAATGAAAGCACAATTCTCAAAAAGCGTTGAAAGATTTGAACAAGCAACTTTGGCTGATGGCACAACTGTGATAGAGTATGAAGCTCTTGAGGTTGGCATGCCAGTATTTGTTGTTGCTGATGGCGAAATGATTCCAGCTCCAGAAGGAACTCATGCATTATCTGGTGAGCTTGCCGGTGTATCAATTGTTGTTGATGCAGAAGGTATCATCACAGAGATAATTGATGAGAGAGAAAATGAAGGAGATGGAGAGGTTGCTGTTGAGGAAACAAGTGCTGAGTCAATGAGTGCAGAGCAAGTTGAATCAATTGTAAATGCAAAACTTGAGGCATTCTCAAAAGCTGTCGAAGGCTTAGCAGAAATGACTAAGGCTATTGCAGAAAATAACGCAACATTGGTTAATGAGTTGAGTTCATTGAAAAGTGAATTCGAGGCTTTCAAAGCTCAACCATCTGTGGAAACCAAAGAAGCTGAGAAATTCAGCAAAGTTGGCAACTTGACAGCCAGACAACTATTTTTAAAAAATTCTAAAGTATAAATAAAATGTCATTAAAAAAGTACCTTAAAGGCAAATTTGACTGGGATGTTTCTGGTCTTGCCGCTTATGTTGATGAGCAAAGAGAAGACTTAATTGTTAAGTCAGTTACTGAAGCTCGCACATTACAATATGTAACAATTCAGCAAGGGATCAAAGGATCTCAAGAATTGAAATTAATGGATGATTCAATTGTTTACCAGGATGGTGATTGTACAATGACTCCAGATGGAGACACTGTATTCACTGATCGTGCAATCGCAGTTGAGACTCTTGGATATATGAAATCTTTCTGTCAAAAAGATCTTGATGGTTTTTGGACTCAGTTAGGATTGCGTCCAGGTGCATCTGCAGAAGATAAGACTCTTCCATTTGAGCAACAAATCATCAGCTATTTATTGCAGTTACATTCATTTGAATTGGACAAATTAATCTGGAAAGGAAACAAAGTTTCTGGATCTGGTAACTTGGCTAAGATGAATGGATTCCGTCAATTCTTAACAACTGCAAATGGTTGTGTGAATTTGAACACTACATCTGTTGCATCAATCTCTGCATCTAATGCATTTGATGTATTCTACAATTGTTTCATTGAAACTCCAGCAAATGTTGCTGAGGCTTCTGATTTCATTTGTTTCACTGGTCGTGAGAATTTCAACTACTTAACTAAGAATTTAGTTGATGATAATTTATTCCACTACAATCCATCAAACATTGGTGACTTGAATGAGCTTGTTTTACCAGGAACAAACATGAGAATTGTTAAAGTTAATGGATTGAATGGTCTTGATAACATATACACTGGTAGAGCTTCTCACTTTGTATTTGGTACTGACTTATCATCTGACTTTGAAAACTTTGATTTGTGGTATTCTCAAGATGATGATGTAATCTATTTACGTTCTAAGTTCAGAGCTGGTGTTCAAGTACCTTTCTTGGATCAGATCGGAGTATGGAATGGAACTGGATCTCCAAACTAATAAATAATAACGGGAGGGGGTAACTCCTCCCTATTTAATAACATTAAAAAAACTAAGAACAATGGCTTGTAATATGACAACCGGATACAATGACAGAACATGTACCAATGGAAAAGGTGGTATCAAATCTGTTATGTTGTTTCCTTTGGGAAATGTTTCTGCATCCACAATTGTTGATAACGAGATCACTGCTCTGACTGTTACTGGTGAAGTATTCTTATATAAGTTAAAATCAAACTTATCAAGTTACACTGCACCAATCCGAGTGAATAAAGGAAATGGAACTCTTTGGTATGAACAAACCTTGACAATGATCTTGGCTTCGGATACAAAAGAATTACGTTCTGAGATTCATTTGTTAGGTCAGAATGAAGTGGTTGCAATTGTAGAGAAAGCTGATGGAACTACTGTTGCTCTTGGATTCGGTGAAGGCCTTCAAATTGCTGAGGCTTCCGCTTATGGATCTGGAGTATTGAAATCTGACAGATTAGGTCATGATATCATCATGGGTGGATTGGAAAATGATCCAGTTCCAGATGTTGATTCTGCTGTTTATGCCTCTTTATTGGCACAGCAATCTCCATCAATTTAAGAATTGAATAAACTCTTATCATAAGGGAGGGCTGTGTCCCTCCTTTTTTTGTATATTTGAATCATGGAAATACTTAAAAAATATATAGGCTCAATGCAATGGTCCCCATTACTAAGTAAATGGATAGCTATTGAGAGAGGCAAAGAGGATTTTTATGCTAAGATTGGACTCTTGCACATATTTGAAAAACGTAAAGCTAAACTAATTAAAGATGCTAAGATTAGAGAAGAACTCAACCTCAACAATGATAGTGACAGTGACAGAACTGACAACAGTGAGTCCAGTTCATTATCTATTTGAGTTTGAGCATGAGCAATCTTTCTTGAAATATTATTGCATTCTACCAAATCTCAGCAATGCCATCACCAGATATGATGAGTTTGAACTGACTGATGGTGTGGATGTTACCTTTGATTATGATGGATACTACACTTATAGAATATATCAGCAAACATCTGCTGTCAATTTAGATCCAGACTTATCAGATGGATTGGTTGAGGAGGGCAGAGCTCATGTATATGTGCAAGATTCACCATCAAATGAATTCTCAACAAATATAACATTTAACATTTATGAATAAGAAACTTGAATCAATGTCATTCAGAAAGGATTTTGTCCTTCCAATTGAGGAGCAAGACAGAATGCTTGGCTTTATTAAGTGGGGAAAAAAGAATGACTATCCTTATTTTTTAGTGGATCTTTACAATGGATCAGCCTGGCACCAAGGTATCATAAAGAACAAAACGCATTACATTGCTGGTGGAGGTCTTGAGGTTGTATCTGGAGAGCTTGCAAGATTCATTGCCAATCCTTATTCTGATTTCAATATGAATGAGATTGTTGAGCAATTGGCATTTGATTATGAGTTGTTTGGTGCATTCGCTGTAAAGGGTACCTGGAACAGAGAAGGGACCAGAGTTGCTGTGTGGGAGTATCTTGCCATTGATGCAATCAGAATCTCATCAGATGAAAGAATGTACTATCTTTCTGATGACTGGACAATGCAACAGCAATCAGCTGAGAAAACAAATCTAAGAACATTGCCAGCTCTTGATGAGACCAATAAGACAGGATCATTTGTATTGTATTACAAGGATCCAGCTAAGAAGGGCAGAAAGGAGCATGGAGTATATCCTAAGCCACCATATCAAGGAGGTATCACATCAATTCAGACTGATTGTGATATCAGTAAATTCCACATGTATGAATTGCAGAATGGATTCAAGTCCGGTACAATGATCACATTCATGGATGGCTTTCCAGAAACACAAGAGGAGGCAGAGTCATTCAAAAATCAAATCAAGAATCCAGCATCTGCAATTGAGAATTCTGGAGATATCATCATAACATTTGCACCATCTGCAGATCAAGCTCCAAAGGTTGACAACTTAACCGGCAATGATCTCGATAAAAGATATGATATGCTTGAGGATAGTGTGCAACAGAACATATTGGTTGCTCATTCAGTTGTTGCTCCATCATTATTTGGTGTTGCTCCAGAGGGATCATTTAACGCAGCTGAGAGTGCAGATCTATTTGAGATCTTTAAAAAGACTTATGTTGAGACAAGACAAAAAAGAATTGAGTGGATATTGAATTACATGGTTAAATTATCTGGAGAGACTGGTGTTATTAAGCTTAAAGATGTGACTCCAATAGGAACAACTCAAGAGCCAACAGCTGTTGCTCCAGTTAGTGATATTCCAGTAAATGAAACTCAAGTTGATGTCGCAAAATCAGCATTGAATGGAGCTCAGATTGCATCACTTATTGATGTGGTTGCTAAGATTAAAGAAGGAATGTTGACATCTGAGAGTGCATTGAGTATTGTCTTGGCATCATTTCCAACCATTGATGAGGCACAAGCTCGCAGAATAGTTGGATTAACTCCAGGAGCACAGCAAATGTCATCATGCAAATTTGATCATCAAGATGATGAGATTGGATACTTTGCTCAATATGGCGAATCAGCTGATGAATATAAAGTATATGCAACATTTCCAATTGAATGGGATACTCCATCCGCTGATGTATTCTCAAAGCAAGATCAATTATTTGCAACCATTGCCGAGATATCAGCTGAGCTAAATGACTTTGATAAAAATGTATTGAAGTTGATTGGAGATGGTGAAGATTCTAATGGTATTGCAAAGGCATTGAACACAAATATTGAAGAGATTGCAAAGTCAATGTCAAGATTAATGAAGTGGGATATCCTGGTGAAAGGAGAGGTAACTGATTTGGGAAAGCAATTAGTTAGTGAGGAGCAGATTCCTATTGAAAGATTTGAAGTTCGTTATGGATATCGGACCAGATTAGATGTGCCTCCAGCAAAGAGTGGATCAAGACAATTTTGTGAGAGACTTATGTCATTGAATAGACTATATTCAAGAGATGAGATTAATACAATATCAATGAGAGTTGATAGAGATGTATGGAGATATAGAGGTGGATGGTATACCAATCCAGATACTGGCGCCTCAACACCATGGTGTAGACATGAATGGATTCAGCAATTAGTTGTAAAAAGATAAACTATGAACTACCTATTATCAGTTGAAAATTTAAAAAAGCTCGGTATCATTCACAACAATACAGATACTAAGCTCTTGGCTGTGGCCATAAAGAGATCTCAAGACATGCACATTCAGCCAGCTCTTGGGACTCCATTATTCAGAGCATTGCTTGACAGAGTTGAGACATCAACATGGACTCAAGATTACTTGGATCTTATGAATGATTATGTTGTGCCTTGTTTGGTTGCATTCGTTGATTACAGAGCAGCTCTTTTGTTGACTGATAAGCTAACAAATAAAGGTGCCGGCAGAG